GCCCTGAACGCAAGCACCCTCATATCGCTGTCATCATCAGCCTTGTACTTGAGTGAGGCTCGCACACTACGGCGCTCAGCCTGTAATGGTTTTATCAGGTCACCCCATAAAATGTTCTGTTGTGCTTCGTGTATGCGGTGTCGGCGTAGCGTTTCTTTTTGGCTCAGGATGGTGTCACGCATTGCATTGACCACAAGTCGGGGTGTACCTTTCTTGAGCAGTCCCGCTAAATGGTTTGCAAGCTCTCGCCGTTTGAGCTTCATCAGCGTGGGGTATTGGATGCGCTCAGGCGCTGAGTCATCGTGGGTTTCTGGGTTCATGTTGCACCTCTGAGTTGGGGAAGTGTTCATTATATCATGGGTAGTGATAAAAGCACGGCAAGTAATCCATGTATTTGCAAAGTATTTTGTAAGGCGGACGGACGTTGAGCCTTATGCCGTAAGGGTTTGTTTAAATTTTGTACTGACCATCTATGTTTTTAGGGTATTGCTAGCCTCAAAGCAAAAGAAACATTTTCTTTGCGACTTGGCGGCAGAGTGCACGCACATACACACATTCCCCTATATATAAATATATTTAAAATATAGATTAGTAGTACCGAATTTAATCAAAAGCCCGTGGTCATTGGGCTAAACGCTGTCCGCCTGCTTGAATAGTTGTGAAAATCACGGAACCGAAGATTTTCACCACTTAGAGAGAAATTCTCTCTGAGTCAGAACGGCAAGGCTTGTTGCACTGGTGCGCCTTGAGCTTGAACCCATGTGTCACGAGCTTCAAGTGTAGTGAACGCATAGCTTTCACCGCCGATGATACCTGCGAGATGGATGACGTATTCACGCCATCTTTTGCTACTGCCTTTGGTTGGGTAGTAGTCTTGAACCACGAGCAAGCCTTTGGGTGTTGTGACTTGGGCGACTGTGAAAAAGGCACGATACTTGTTGTTACGCATGATGATTCTCCTTACGGGCAGGATTGCCCCGCAAACCCACGCATTGCATGAGCTTGCAGAGTTTCCTTAGATTGATTCAAAGTAGGCAGTGATTTGGGCATCTGTCCAACCCGCAAAGGTTTGCAGTTCCCTGATGGGTTTGGTGCGGTCTTCAAGCCCTCGCTCTGTGTATGGGTTGCACAAGGCGGCGAGTTCTTCGCAACGGCATCCAAAGCCATCTATGGCAGGACAGTCGGGGTGGTGTGATTCTTCAGGGTTCATGATTAACTCCGTTGAGGTTTGGTTGGACAGGAAAAGAAACAGCGGCAAGAAGCCGCTGTCAGATTCGAGAGAGAAATTCTCTCTGGGTTACAGGCGAGCTTTGAGAGCACGCAAGTCAGCGATAGCCATGTCAATCTGTTTCTTGCGTGAGTCAGCGTCATAGCACTCATCAAGCACAGCGAACAGGTAATCCTTGCGGTCAGTAGGTATGCGAACCTTGCGAGCATCAGACTCAGGCAGTGGCTTTGATTTGCCTTGCTTGATGTTGTAGGTAAAGTCAGATGATGCTCTGTCAATGGCTTTGATGTGCTCAGGCTTTGCAGTCTTGCCTTTGCCCGTCTCGATGATGGCTTTGGCATTGGTGTAGCCTTGCCCGATAAGGTGATTGAGCATCCAACGAGCACGGAGGTCTTTTTGTTGCTCAGGCGTAGCCTTTGCGTAAGCGTCAGCAAGGGGCTTTGCAGATAACTGCAAGGCTTTGCCGAACTCACCAACTGACTTAGCGAACTCATCGAATGACAGGGTTGTGTTTGCTTTCACGTTCATGTTGCTTCTCCTAGTGTGAGAGAGAAATTCTCTCTGGGTTATACGGCTGAGAACCTTTCCCAACCGCTGATGCTATTTTACCATGAGGGGTAAGCAGATGGTTCGCATAGCTGTCTCGAAGCGTGAATATCCGAGAACTTTCGACCCCACCATGGGGGCATCACCCATATATGTGTTAACGGGTAGCTAGTTGTGTGAACACTATTCCCCACCGATTCTCAGCACTTTTGTAATACTTAATACCACCCCCGTAAATTTTTATAAAAAATTATAAAATCTCTTGTCCAACACTGGACAACAATCCATAAAAAAACCCCCGGCATTTCTGACGGGGGCTGAACGGTCGAACCAACAACCGAGGAGAAGCAACCGGCAACTGCTGTTGCGGTTGGCCAAAGGCCAATTCGCAACTTGCCGCATCACTTAAAAGTAGTATACACTCCGCGCATCGCAGGTACAAGGGACTTATGCGCTGATGCTAGAACACTTAATTGAATTTGAACCCGAAGTAATTGATTACTCCGGTAAACCTACGCCGCTTGAAAAAGAACATCCGGCGGATGTGATCGACGCCAAGGTTAACACAACCGAGTGGCTGAAAGGGTTGGGTGCGGCTGACACAGATACAGTGGTCACTCAAGCAGAAGTCCAAGCGGCACGCGCATCTTTCACAAACCTCATCTCTTCCGCGCCAGCAGAAATCACGCACGAACATCTAACACAGATTAAAACGCCTGTTGCAGTGCAACATCTGGTGGGCATGCTGACAGCCTACGATTGGGAATTTGTGCATCAGGCTAGAGAGCTGCGTGGTTACACAGTGGCCAAACTGTTGGAAGAATGCGAAAACCCTAACGCTAATATCCGACTAAAAGCGTTGGGATTGTTGGGTAAGGTCACGGAAGTTGGGCTGTTCACCGACAAGATTGAAGTCAAAAAGACAGATCTGACCGACGAAGAAATCGACAAGAAGCTCAAGGACAAGCTTGCCAAGTTCATGAACGTGACCGACGCTGAACCAATTGAAGACATAGAAGTAAGCAATCCCTTACCGGCCACCCCAGATGAATCTTGAAAGTCTAACGTTAAACACTGGGGAAATACAGGCAATTCAACGTGCCCTCCCCACTATGAGTCTCAAGGAAAAGATTGAACTCATGGATATGTTAGAAGAACGGGAGAAGCGATATAAGCTGGTGTCTGGACGCACCAACATGCTGGAGTTTGCCAAGCATGTATACCCCGGATTCAAAGTTGGGCCGCATCATAGGAAGCTGGCACGCATCTTCGATGCGGTAATCAGAGGAGAAAAGAAGAGAGTAATTATCAATATTGCGCCGCGTATGGGTAAGTCTGAGTTTTCCAGCTATCTGTTCCCCGCATATTTTCTAGGTAATTTCCCTAATAAGAAGATCATCATGGGAACGCACACAGCATCCCTGTCCGAAGACTTTGGTCGTCGGGTTCGTAACTTACTGGATGATGAGCAATACCATGAACTGTTTCCTCAAACTCTTATTGCAGATGACCAGAAGGCTGCTGGAAAGTGGAGTACTGCTGCTGGGGGCCAGTATTACGCTGCTGGTGTTGGTGGTGCTCTTGCCGGTCGCGGCGCTGATTTATTCGTTATCGACGACCCACACTCAGAACAAGACGTAAAGGCAAACAGCAGACTGGCGTTTGATACAGCGTGGAGTTGGTTTCAAACAGGCCCACTCCAGCGTTTGATGCCGGGCGGTGCGATCATTGTCATCATGACGCGTTGGGGTAAGTTGGACTTGACTGGACGTTTGATCGACTACCAAGTAAAGAACCCAGACTCTCCCACATGGGAAATAGTAGAGCTACCAGCCATCCTGCATGAAGGAACGGACAACGAGAAGTCGCTCTGGCCAGAGCAGTGGCCGCTGGAGTCTTTACTAAGTGCCAAGTCTGCAATGGATCCCAAGTACTGGAACGCCCAGTACATGCAGCAGCCTACCTCGGACAACTCGGCGATCATTGCTAGAAAGCACTGGCGCATCTGGCCAAGCGATACACCACCAGACTGTGAGTACATAATCCAGAGCTGGGATACGGCGCACGAGACCAAGAGCACATCTGACTACAGCGCGTGCACAACGTGGGGCGTGTTCTACAACGAAGAAGAGAACAACGCGGCGCAAGTAATTTTGTTGGATGGTTTTAAAGACAGGATGCCATTTCCAGAACTTAAAACTATTGCTTTGAAACATTACAAAGAGTGGGAGCCTGATGCGTTCATTGTGGAGAAGAAAGCCGCTGGTGGGCCACTGATCCAAGAACTTCGGGCAATGGGCATCCCCGTGCAGGAATTTACACCGAGCCGTGGAAACGATAAGATGGTG